TAACAGCTTTAGCATACATACTTAATTGAAGATTATAAATACTTCCATTACAATGAGGAAGATTATTAACTGGCGGAAGAAGAGTTTCTTTTTTCTCTACCCATTCGTTAGTCATTTGAGCAGGTTTAGTTATTGGTATTATACTTGGTGTACTTTCTGGAGCTGCTCTTTATGATAAAAATCCAGAGCCTATTATCAAGTACATCCCTCTACGGGGGAGTTCCACAGATAGTATAACTATTGTTAATCTTACCGAACAACTTCGTAGAACTCAAGATAGTCTTAATGCTTATAAAGCTGATACTTCTATTAGTGCTGAACTTTTTGTTGCTAAATACAAGCTGGAACGTATTCGTCATTATAATGAGATTGCAGCTAAAGGTAACAATATTAAATTTCTTAGAGGTTGGCTTAATCGTGTACTTAATGAATAAGATATTATTATGCAAATTATTAAGAATGTTGGAGAATATCGTGTTATTTATAACGATAAACTTATTAGAACCAAAGATGGATATAATTTAGAATATGGGTTTTATGTTCAAAAACTCATTACTATCGGTATTAGTTTTTATATTACTATTAAAGCCTTTACTTCTAATGGAGAAGATATTGACGAACTTCATTATTTAAAACGTGAAGCCGTTGACTTATTTAATAAGATTGTTTATCCAGATAAATATTTTATTGCCAATGCCGTATGTGAATAAACAAGGAACTTCAACTAAGATTGTTCGTATAAGTATTTACGATGAAACTAAAGTTTGATGTCTTTCGTAGTCTTTTTGAATGTAACCAAGTATGTGGAACTGTAAATAGTCAAATACTTACTTGTTGTAGACGAAATGCTAAAGCTGGTCGTTTACAATTTAGAGTTAAAGATTGGTATTTTACTTTTCCAGACAATAAATTACCTTAAGTTATGGCTGATTTTAAAACTGCTTATAAAAAGATTGAAGCTGCTGAAGGCGGTTATTGTTTCGACCCTGATGACGCTGGTGGAGAAACTTATAAAGGAATATCTCGTAGAGCTAATCCTAATTGGGACGGCTGGATTTCTATTGATGCTATTAAGAAATCTCATCCTACTACGTTTAAGGGTATTCTTAAAAAGACTCCCGAACTTGAAAAGAAAGTTCAAGACCTTTATAAAGATAAATATTGGGATTGTTTTGAACTCGATGATGTTCCAAGTCAACTTGTTGCTGAGCAAATGTTTGATACTGCTGTTAATCAAGGTCAGACTGCTGCTATTAAATTTGCTCAACGTGTGCTTGACCTTAGAGAAACCGGTAAATGGTCGCTTGACCTTTTAAATAAACTTGTAGCTATTAAATAATAAATTCAACGGAGTTATGAAGAAGCTTGTAATAATTGTATTAATTATAGCGTTAATTAATTTATTAATAACAATTTTGTTGTTTAATAAGTCAGGTGCAGAATGTTCGTTTCAGCTAATAAATGGTTTTCCTGATACTGTTGTTAATAAGGTTCGGATTGACTCCGTTGAACTTTCTATTAAACATCTTGATAGTACAATTATAAATTATAATACTTATGAAAAGGAAGTTATTGATGATGTTCTCAATCTTGATGATAGCGCAACTATTGCTAAATTCTACGAGCTTATCAGCCCATCCTCTACGGGGGGTTGAAGCAAGGGACAGTGTTAGAATAGCTATTGATGATTTACGTACTGCGAATGCTATAATGACTAAGGCTAAAATTGATGCTGCTATTATAGTTCTCAAAGACAGTGTGATTAATCTGAAAGATAAGAAAATAGATATTCTTAGTAACAGTTATGAAGAAATGAAGCGATATGCTTCTGCTTCTGAAACTGCAAGACAAAATTTAGAACGTAATCTTGATAAGTCTAAGAAAAAGACTAAGATTATTGGTGGTGTAGCTGGTGCTTTTGCATCAGCTTTTCTTGTATTGTTATTAGTCAAATAAAGATATGGCTGCTGAAAAATATCCTTTTAAAGCGTTTATAGAAGAAGATAAAAGTCGTTATCCGCTTGCTTCTGAAAAAGGTTATTATGACCCTTATAATCATTTCCGTATTGGTGACAGTGGTGGTTTTATTATGAATATTAAGCCGGGTAAGTTTGTTAATGTTCATCTACTTACAGAAATGGCTGATTTCTTTGAAGCCAATGGAAATAAATATACTAATTTTAAAGAAGATAGTATTCCTTATAGACAACTTCGTAAGCGTGAAGCAGACCGTAGAAAAAATGGTTTTACTGCTCCTATATGGCAAAATCCAGACGGTTCTATTGAAGATGTTCATATAAGTGGTGACTATTATAATTTTCTTAATTATACTCGTATGGAGCGTACTGATGATGCGAGTATTAATGCTTCTGGACGTATAGCTACTGGTGAAAAGAAATTTGCTTTTCCTCGTTTTGTTGATGCTCAATTTTGGACACATGCCGTTTATGAGTTTGCTAAGAATAATGGTTTTCATCTTATTATTGTAAAGACTCGTCGTGGTGGTTTTTCTTATATGAACGCTGCACGTGCCGCTAATGCTATAAATCTTCGTAAACATAAAGTGTTTATTAATGTTGCTGCGGATAATAAATATCTTATTAAAAAAGGTGGTCTTACAGATTTTGCTCTTAATACTCTTCGTTTCTATGAAGAAAAGACTATGTTTAAGCGTGGTATTTATAGTAGTAGTGCTGAGGACTTTCGTCTTGGATTTAGACTTCCTAATGGGGTAGAATCTGAAGATAGTTGGCAGAGTTCTCTTATTTCTGTTTCTGCTAATAATAATCCAGACTGTGCTATTGGTAAAGATGCTGTTGGTATTAATGTAGAAGAGCTTTCTACAATGCAGAATTTCAATGAGTTTATGACTGTGACTGAACCTGCTATGACAGTTGGTGATATTACTACTGGTTTTCTTGTTGCTTGGGGAACAGCTACTGCTACTAACATGCAAGTCTTTGAAGAAAACTTTTATGCTCCCGGCGAATTTGGTTTTATGCCTTTTGAAAATGTTTGGGATAAAGATGCTCGTAATGAAATTTGCGGTTTCTTTAAATCTTATTGTTGGGGTCTTGAAGGGAGTATAGATGGAGTTCCAGCTGTTGATGAAAATGGTAATAGTAATCTCGATATTGGTCTTAAAGTTGCTATGCGTGCTCGTGAAGCTATGAAAGCTAAAACTAAGACTTTTGCTAAGTTTATTAATTATTGTGGTCAACGTGCTCTTTTTCCTGCTGAAAGTTTTAGTAGTGCTACTGAGAATCTCTTTACAAGTGAAGAACTTGTTAACTATGAAGAACGTCTTCGTACAGATAGTGTTTATAATTTCTATGTTGACGGTCAATTTGAAGAGAAAGGTAACAGTCTTATTTTTAAATCTAATAAACGTATTAAGGAAGAAAATCCTGATGCTGTTGTTTATGATTGGATACAAGGCGTACCCCGTAAAGGAAATGAGCATCCTCATGGTTGTATTCGTATTTGGTTTCATCCTCAATACGATATTAGATATGTTGACGACCGTGAAATTAAAGAAATTCCAGAGGGAACTTATGCTGTTACTTATGACCCAGTTGGTATTAATAAAGATGCTAAAGAAATTACTGATAAACATTCTCATAACAGTATTCATGTTTGGGAAATGCCGTCTGCAAGAAACGGTTATAAACTAAAATGTTGTGCTGCTTATTATGGACGTCCTAATAAACTTGAAGAAGCAGATAGAATTTTTTATCAACTTTGTCGTTATTATAATTGTATAAGAACTGGTATTGTTGAGGTTAACCGTGGTGAAACTGTTTCCAATTTCAACAAATGGAAAGCTACTCGTTATCTTGCTTTTGAACCTCTCTTTGTATGGGATACTACTTTAAAAGGCGCTGTTAGTAAATCTTATGGTTATAATATTACAGACGGACAAAAGAAACTTGATGCTCTTCGTTTGTTTAAAGAATTTCTTTATACGGAAATAGGTAAAGATGAAGAGGGTAAACCTATTTATCTTTTTACTCGTATCCCTTGTTATCAAGATATTCTTGAACTTAAAAAATGGAATCCTGTGGGCAACTTTGACCGT